GTTCCGCTTGTGATAGGTGTAGTGCCTACCGTTAAGCCTGTTGCTATTGTGAATGTTCTATTCGCGCTTAAGTCTTGCGTTGTGCCGTTGATCGTTAGCGTTCGCGTTTCGGGTACTGGAGTGTAACCTAAAGCCGTTGCAACCGTCTTGTTTTTCCAAAGGCTTGTTGAACTTTCGTAAGTCAAGACATTGTTGTTTACAGGAGTGTCAATGTACACGTTGTGCAACTCATCAAGTTCCCAACCGTTCATCACCTTCACATAAATCTTTCCGTGAATAGCGTGAGCGTATTCAACATACCCCACGACAACGATGTGTCCCGTCGCACCTGTTGGCTTTACATTCGTCAACGCACCCGCTGTTGTTGGAGACAAGTAAAGCACATCTCCATCTGCCCACGTTTCGCCTTGCAATGAACCTGTTGTGTTAATCTCCTCAAGATTTCCAACAGTCATTATGAAGCCTTCTTGATTCGTTGCTATCGTCTCAGTAACTACACCTATTGTATCCGCGCTATTCGTGTCGTTGTTTGCTTGTGCAAGTGCTACTGCTAAACGCTGACCTTGAGCACCGCTGATTCTTACCGCTTGATAAGCAGCTTTTGTAAGCGTCGTGTTTGGTGTTACTTTGTTCACTACGCGAGCAACCAAATCAACCCCATTCTTTAAGATAACAGAACCGCCTTTTAAAGTAGTCTCTGAACTACCTATTGTATCGTTCCAACGCGTTGTTCCAACCGCTGCCGTTCCTGTTGGAGATGTATCTAAAGACAATTGCCCTGCCTTTAATTCGAACTCGCCTAAGTCAACGTTGCCTGTTGCTCCTGTGTATGGTACTTTGTTTGTCTCTAAATCTGTAACGTCAGTCTGTAGTGCTGCGATATCATCTACTATAGAAATGATTGTAGCGCATTCAGGTAAGGTCTCGCAAGTGAGGCCCACATTATCTACAATAGCATACCATCCTTTTACTCCACTGCTATTAGTACCATAGTAATAAGAGTTACCCGGTGCTTCTACGTCTCCATCTAAGCTAACGAATACCCCATTCTGATCTAAACTCTCAATGAATTGAAGTGCTCCCCATCCATCACTGCCCGAATCAGTTGGAGTGTTGTAGTTCCAACTCGCAGGAATGCTACACGCTGACCAATCGTAATCTAAGTTCAGCTCAATTGTTCCTGTCACACCGGTTAATGTGTGAGTGTATTGCTCAACAAATGGCTCAGAGTTTACAGGGCGAGTAAGCACAGCATCAGTGCCGAACATATTACCCAAATAAATCTCGTTAATTAAATCTTGAAAGATTAACGAGCAGTCAGTAATTGATTCTGCCTGATATCCTGTCTTATCTTCCTTATCTCTTGGAAGGTCAGAGATGAATATCTCGAACTGAAACGAACGAGTACCTGGCGAGTAGTTAATAGCGCGAGGCTTAACGTGCAGCCACGGCCATTCTGCCTCTTTCTCTAAATCGGCTTGGCTAATCTCACCATGCGTAAACCTACGCAGTTGGAAATGCCCTGCTGCGAACTGTCTAAACCTATCTACTATTACGTTGTATGTGTAGTTAATTGTGCTCATATCTTTATAGTGGAAATTAAGTTAGCTTTTGTTGCATGCTGTTAGCGTAGTCCATCGCATAGGTCAAATGGGTGAATATTGTTGAAGCTCTCGTCTTAGTTATGGCATCAAACTTAGTTACATCCCTCTCTGCCATCTCTTCGATTACGTGCCACCACTGATAGACTGATGCTAATGTTTCACCTCGTCTGCTAACTGACTGATCTCCCTCTTCAGCCTCTCCAGCTCCTGCTCTAAATATTCGGGTGTATTGCTCACTAAATCGTTTTTGAGTGTCGAAAAAAAAAGCAGCGCAGCATTTACGTTGGCTAAGTTGAGCTTCCTCATCTGAGGCGCATACTTAAGGTGCACATCACTGTCATATTCCTCTATCTTATACTGCTGATTAATCTCAGCTGTAACAGGTCTATAGAGGATGCACATAAGCTCAGGCAGTTGGTGAGGGAAGTTCTTACTCAGCTCAGATAAATCTAACCACTCTCCAAAGGTCATAGATTTAAGGTTAGGATGAAAGCCGAATTTAATACCGTCTATCTCTATAAACTGCTTAAATACCTTCTCATCATTCTTAAGCCCTTCAGCATAGGCTTTAACTATCTTCTCAATAGTAGCCATATCAATCTTTCTGATATCGTCTCGCTTTAAGCCTGTGATGGCTTGTATCTGTGAGATAGTATCTTCACCTGCCGCCATGAAGTCTACGTAAGTTCCGAGCGTTTGATCACTGTACTTAGTGCTTATTATCTTGTCGCTCATATGTTTGTGCCATCTATAGTTATGTTAATGCTCTTAATCTCTGTGCTCAGCTCTTGGCGCTCTATGTACCCTCTCTGCTTACCTTGAGTCTTTAAGTAGAAGATAACTGCTGATGTGTTAGGAGCATCCTTAATAGTTACTACCTCACCATCGTGAGTTAAGGCCTGGCGCTCTGCTCCTTCCATTAGCTTCTTGAGTTGAGATTCTGCGAAGTCTAAAGCTACGTTCTTAAGTGAAGCTACAGCTGCACTATACTCAGCATCATCTTTGAGCCATTCGTAATGAGTCTTGCGTGCTATGCCTATCTTCTCTGCTGCCTCAGTTACGTTACCAAGTGTAGACGTAAGTGCCTGAAGCATAGCATCTTTTTTGAGAGTAACATTTTGTCCTTTGTCTTCCTCCATTACGCTAACTTATTCTTAAAATGTGTTATTAACTGCTCCATCTTAGAGTCATAGTATTTAGCAAAGGTAGTAAATCCTTCGTTATCAGCTTCATAAACTCTAAACATTATACCTCTTAATCTTTGAGATGGTTTCTTAAGTGTATCTTCTAACTCAGTTTTAAGCGACTCAATAGCATCTATCTCTTCACGTTGAAAGTTCTCTTCCTTAAATGCAAGATATCCAAACTGATTTGCTGTACCGAACAGTTCAGCAGCTTGTGCAGGTGTGAGCTGATTAGTTCCAAAGGTAAGCTTAAGAGTCTTATCCTTTCTTGTGCCTACTGATTCAAGCTGTGCTGGTATTAATATCATAAATTTAGATTACAATCGAAAAAAACTATAATAATTTTGGATTACGATCCGCAATAAAGGCAAGCCTCATCCTCTCCACCTTCACCTGCATTTAAGATGCGCTCACATTCTTTATCAACCTGCTCTTCACTCCAGTTAGGATTAAACATTTTCACTTGTGCCTTCAAAAAGTTATAGCTATTGTCACTCATTTATATTAATCTTTATTAGTTATAACTATTAGTGTAATTAACTATAAGCTTTTGCTAATTTGCTTAAGCTATTAGCTATTAACTCTATGCTTAGAGCTTAGATTCTGAGCTAAATGAGAGATAGAAGTATCCAAGCAAAAAGATTTCTCTTTCTGTTGGGCTCTCATCTAAATGACTGTCTCTCTGCTTGTCGCTTGAGTTCTTCGCCATTATGAATTAGTGTCATCAGCAATGTGCACTAACCTGGTATCTATCTTTTAGAGTAATTGCCTACCCTAAGTAACCTGAGGCTTATACCTTCGCCATACCTCTGAGCTGTGTTACTATCCCGCAGTAGCTCGTTTCATTCTTTACGCTGCCGTTAATCGATTCCGCACATAAAAAATATAGCCCCCAATGCGCATGTGTGAGACGCAAAGGAGGCGTATAACCCTTAAAACCTAAAATCTAATCTTACAGTAATTTCACACATAGCACAAATGTAAAATAGATTTATTACAATACTATAATTGTGGAAAACTATTTAGGTTGTTTAAAACGTAGCACAGTAATGTATATCCAAAAAGGCAGCCATACAAGCCCTGTAAATGCAATGCCCACATAAGCATACCAATGGTAGTTAGATAAGTGCCTCTGATGTCTGTAAACGTTCAGAGATAGAATTGTGAAGTGAAGTAGGAAGCCTACTAAGTAAATAATAAATAGTGTCATAGTTTTTTTCTTTTAGCTCTTCGTTTTTTTATGGGTGTATTAGTTACCTCTGTTGTTGGTTCGGGAGTAATTTCTGCCTCTATTGTAGCTAAGTCTCCTTCTAACTGTTTCTCTAATTTGTTTAGCAGCTCATTCATGCAGGGAGTGCAGCTCGTAAAGTTCTTACCATCTCTGATGCCAAGATATTCTCTACGCAGTTTAAACAGCTTAGCCATCTCTCCAGGTGCTAATCTTCCACGCTTTCTAATTTCTCTGATATGCTCAAGTGTTGGCATCTTCCAATCTTTTTCCTCAATTACAGGCCATAGCTTAGCTGGGCAGTCAGTAGCTGCGTAGCTTGCTAAGTGATCTACCGGACAGCCACAAGGCTTGAATGTTACCTCTCCAATAGTGTGAGGCCGTTTAAATGGGTTAATCGCATTAATTGGCGGCCCGCAAGTGCCGAACTGCTTATTGTATACAGGGCACTCTTTGCATACCTTAACGCGAGCTTCAAAGTCTGTGCTGCTTATCATCATATCTGTAGTGAATTACGTAGTGTTGTTTTCGCTTTCTTAATAGTTCTGTAAAGATAGTTTAAAGGTATACCGGTCTCCTTAGCTAACTCTTGATAAGAGAAGTCATCTAAGGCATAGAGAAAGAATAGCTCACGCTCAAAGTAGGGAAGTCTACTGATGAAGATATCTAACTGCTCATTCTCTAAGCGCATGCCTACGCTTTTGTTTACATCATCAATAATATCATCTTTCAAATCGTTACGTATCTTTTCAAATCTTAACCGGGTATAATTGAATGAGCTATTGCTACAGCGTGCAGAGAGTCTAATAGCATTGCTCACGTAATTGTTAAGCTTGCCTCTATCGTGAATATCTTGTAGCTTATCTTTGTCGCTCTCTAATATCTTCAAAAGCGTATCATGGAGCAGCTCATCGGCTAAGTCTTGGCGAGTAACAGTTGCTGCTACTCTGCGCCACTCGTTATAACACTTATTTATTTCTGAGTGATAGGTACTCATCTATAACTTGTTTGGCCTCATCAAAGCTCTTGCATGTAACTGCATGATAGCCATTGTTAATTAATTTTGCTTGCCAGTCTTTCTGAGATTGACTCATAACACCCTTAGCTGTTTTCATCTCTATTGCTAAGCCAAAAAATGAGCCCTTAGCGTTGTAGATAAAGATATCAGGGAAGCCTTTAACATATCCTGTTTTCTTCATCTTAACCGCCTGCTTCATGGATGTTCTTACACCACCAGCAGAGGCACAATAAAGTAAGTTAGGATATTGTGCGTTAATGTAGTTAATAACAGCCTCTTGTATTAGGGCTTCCTCGTTCTTCATGATTCAAAATTAGACTATTAACTTAATCTAAATCAACATCTTATTCACATACTTATTCACACAGCATTAAGCGCTATATCTTTGAGCCATTAATTTGCTTTTGGTTTAGCAATGATTATTGATTACTGAGATAGGCTTGCAAACGTGCAGGCCTATTTTAGTTTAGATAAAAGCGTACTTAGTATAGTTGCGATTTAGCTCAAAGTAGGCTCGCATCATTATAGCATCTGCTATATCGGGAGATATTCCTCCGGTGCGCTGGCTGATAGTATCTTTTGATGTTACTCGCAGCTTTCCTTCCTTATCAGGATCTACTCGCCTAATCAATTCTAACTCCTTAACTATATCTTCCTGCCATTTAATTGGTAGCGTTATCTCATTCTTATCTATCAGCTCGCCTAATCTAAAGTAGCAGTCTGCTTTTAAGTTCATGTATTGAGTGCCTCTCACTGCTTTACTACCATTCATAAATTCCCTGCAGCGTAGGCTATCAACGAGGCCTCCCCCCACACCATCAGCATCGGCAAGCACGTTGCTTAGTCTTATACCATGCTGATTCATTAAGCGTTGTATCTCTGCCTTAACTTCATCTTGGCGCTTTTGTCTTAGTATTACAATGTCAATACAGCTTAATCCTTTCCACACACAAATCACTGTTCTATCCTTACCTAATCGCGCTATATCGGCAGTAATATATCCTTCTCCTACAGCCATTGGCTCTCTAAAGCAGCGCATGAGCTCATCATACATGTAAAGTCTATCACTGCTATTATCAAATTCCCAATCGCCTTCTAATAGTCTCTTCCTATCTGCTTCAGGTAATCGGGTAAGGCTTGTTACGTAGCTATCGGGTAAGTGTATATTGTCTCCAGGTAGTGCCTGCACAAACGCTCTATGCTCAGGAAGATTCTGATTCTTGTATGGTAAGTAGAATTGATTGTATATCCATCCCTTCGATGGATTGCACGTGAGTAATATCTTAGGCTTTAAACCAAACTCATTAAGCTTGTATCTTATACGTGAGCTAACAATAGAGTAAGCTTTCTCGGTAATCTCAGTTGCCTCATCTATAAATACATCAGTGACTTCA